AGCATCTACCTCTTCCTCTATAACGTACTCTTCCTGTGGAGCGAAGATGCTGCTTGTTAAAATATCTTGGTATTGATAACCTCTCTTCTTTATCCGTTTAGTTCCTCTCTCTGTCCGCCAAATAGGTATAGCCGCTGCACAGTTGTAAGCTAGCCCATCTCGCCACATGGTCATTAGAGATAACGGAAGCTTATAATGATGAGAGTGAGCAGCAACAACTCTTTCTAGCAAGGCTGCTCCAATAACATCGTTCTCGTCCTGAGGATCATACCTAAGAATAGGCGGATTTAAGAAAGCACTCACAAGGAACGTCTTGATAGTTTCAAGTGTCGCATATGTGACAGGAACAACTATAGAGACAGGATTCCTCGGGTCTTTCTTCTCCAGCTTCTTCTCATCCTCTGATAAGTCGATATAGGCAGTAAGCGTCCTATCTATATCGTTCCAGGAGCTAAACCTATTCTCCATTGCTGTCCGTGATACAGAAGCCCTATAAAGAAGCTTAGCCAACACCTCTTGGTGAAGCTCCTTCTCCGGGTCAAAATTTAGCCCTTCTGGGTATCGAGAAGAGTAACTATAATGCTCCGTTATGGAGTTACTCTTCTTCATGTTATTCATAAAGTTTTGGTACATAAGGTTTATCATAAGATCACCTTTGTTTGATTTTGAAAAAGTCAAATCCTCTTCCAGCTATCCCCAAGATCCT